CTTCGTCTTTCAGCGCGTAGGCCGCCTGACGCATTGCCTCGTCCATCACGCCCGGCAGCTGCTGCGCCTTGTCAACATCGTCCACCTTGAATGCATAATACTGCGCGGTGTCGATTTCGAGCTTTGTCTGAGCGTCGGAAAGCTCTTCCGGGCTGATCGAAGTCGAGTTTTTGACGTAAGAGGCAACTGTGGGCGCGCCCACGGAGTTGATCTTTACCGTATCGCCAGCCTGTGTAATATCACCCTCGTAATCCGTGTTCACAATTGAACCGGCTACAAGGCTCTTCTGAAGCGTCTTGAGTATTCGCGCGCTCCATACATCGGGAACAAAGTTATCGCATGCCATTGGTTAACCTCATTTTTTTCGGTTGTTTTTTGCCCAGCGACCTATCTCATCCTGTCGCCTGATCCGCTCCTCATCGGGCATATCGCCGATGTAGTCCCAGGTCAGAGCTTTATCGCCAGGGCTGGTTTTCGTGAACTCTGAGCCGCCCGCGCCTGCGGTGCCGCCCATGAGTTCGGGCAGGTCGGTCACAACCTGCTTGATTGCAGCGGCGATCGCCTTGGTATCAACTTTGCCGTCGTCGTCGACCTCGATCTCGCCGAGATCAGCGAGTTTGACAGCGTAGTCCAGGCGTTCCGGTTTGATACCAGCCGCTGCTGCTGCTGATTTGGCCTCTGCGGTGAGGATTCGGGCATTCGCCCGGCTTATCGCGTCAGTCACTTTCTTGTCGGCCTCGTCTCTGTCTGCTTTCAGCCGTTCGGTTTCGCCAAACTTTTCCTTGTCTTGTGCGGCCTTCAGATCGGTAGTAATCTTCTTTTCCTGCCGCGCCAGCCGCTTTTCAAGGAGCGCGTCTACATCCGCCTGAGTGAATGTCTTGCCCGAGTCTCCGGCCCCGTTCGGGTCCGAACCGGGATTACCGCTCCCGTCGGCGTTTGATTTCTCATCGGACTTGTCGTTTGTCTTATCGTCTGCGGACTTGTCTCCGGCGTCACCGCCTGAGCCTGCGCCCTCATCTGCATCAAAGAAGAATCCGAACAGCCTATTCCAAAGCATTTCAGCCTCCCGTTTAATGTCCGTCGACATAGCCGTTTTGCGCCCGTCGGCGTTGGTGTAATACAAAGAGGCCGTTGGATCATTCCAACGGCCTCTGCCCTCACATATTCAGTTGTCTATTCAGTTATCGGTTTTTCCCGCGGCCTCGCCCGCCGCCCTTGCCGTGACCAGGCCCGCCCTTAGGACAAGCTCCGGTGTTAGCATTGCGGCGGCCTCCGCCGGGTTGGCCTACGCCGCGGCCTGAGCCATCCCTGCGCGGGCCAACAATAGTGCGTGCCATCCGTGCTCCTATCTGGCGCGCTTAATGCTCTCGCGCCCGTAATCACGCCTCAGCCAACCATCAGTTGACTTTACGTGTTCACGCTGTATGCTCTGCCAACCTGCGATCTTGGCCTTGGCAGTTATGCGTTCTTTATCCGTGATCGCGGCGGCCTGACGTTTCTTCCACGTCCGTATATGCCGCTCGTTTACGCGCTGTCTCTGCCGCGCTTGATACATCTCGGGTTTGTAGGCCGCTGTTTTTGGCACCGGCATACCGGGAATATACAACCCCCAGGAATGCACGCAGTTAGGGTGATCCAATCCGCTCGCCTTCGCCATCGCCAATGATGGATATCGTGAATCCTGCCCGCTCACACTCAATATTTGGCCTTCCCACGGCGCACATAGCTTGCAGCAGTCTCCGTGACTGCTTACACGCACAAGATCGCGGCCATACGCTGTGATCTGGTTGGTGTGGCCCTCCAGGTGTGCGTTATGTGCCGCCGTCCTGGTTGCCATTTCTGTATAGCTCGACAGGTCCCACGCACGCTTTTTCGCATCAATGAATCCGGTAACGCCCTTGTCGGCAAACTTGTTGAGTGCGATCTGCGCGGCCTCACGCCGCGTAACAGTCCCCGTCAGATTCTGGGCAGTCGCTTCCCAGATAACATCACGGTAGACATCGCGCGCTGTCCGGAGAATCCGCACGTGCGTTGAACTCACAGCCGCCACAGCCTCTTCGACTATGGCGCGAACGGCGAGTTTATCGGCTGTCTGCAGGTTCGCACTCACGTCGGCAATGCCCGCCCTGGTCAACTCTGCCGCCCCGCGCGAAGCACCCGTTTTATAAGCGGAGGTCAAACCGGCTTCCAGGTCAACAGACTGCAACTTGCGGATCTCCGCGCTGATCTCAGCGTTCAATCGCTTGATCTCCGCGTGTTTCGCTTCTGCCCAGCCGGGAGAATCTATCCCGCGTGCAATCCGCTTCGCCACTTTCTCAATGATGCGGGTTTCAGCCTCTGCATAGACCTGCCGGACCGCAAGTGCATACTGAGTAGGCTCTACATACGCTATCGCGCTCATTCGTCAGATATATTTTCTTCGGTGTCGTCAGGCTCATCAGCCGGTATGCCCACTGCATCAGGATTAACGACGCTCATGCCCGTCTCTTCGAGGATTGCCTCGACCTCGGTATCCACATGGTCATCATGCCAGTCAGGATGCAGCATGCGGATCTTGGTTTCCACACTTGCACTCTGCGCGCGGGTCAAAAGTTCAACGGAGGTTGCTATTTCCATCATATCGGATTGCACGGAGTCCTGAATCTCCACCGTTGGCCTCACTGCCGGCAGAGTTCCCGATAGATGCAGCTTGTCCACCTGCAGCATAATCTCTAGGATGTCCTGAAGCGCAGGCCGCCAGTATTCAGATTTCTTCGCCGCTGTCACAAATGAGCGCCGCTCACGGATGCGCAGCGCCGCACCACTCTCCGGCATCGCCTCGACCTTCAGCCCGAACGTTTGCGGAGAATACCCGGCGTTGGTCACTATCTGTATAATCAGGCTCGTAGCCGCGTCAAGGTGCTCTGCGGTCCGGATAGCAAACTGGTTGACGGTCAACTGGTTCGTAGCTGTCGAATCGCCTGTAATCGGGGCGTGCAGGGCGAGATAAACTTCTTTGTCGACATTGAACCGCTTCGTGCCGTCGGCATCGTTTTCGAAAAATTGTACCGGTGCTATGATCCTGCCCTGCCCCAGCCGGATATCGCGCATGAGAGAGGTCCAAACCTCATCAAGTGAATCCAGCAGTGTTTCAGAGCCGCCCGCGTCACCGCGGCCTATTGCGGACTGCCGGTATTTGCGGTTTGGTAGCATATTGGGGATATACCGCGCCGCTAAACCCTCAAGCCCGGTCTGCACTACGTCCAGCAGTCCTGCCGTTGCGCTGTGTGCGTCCAGTCCGACCCTGCCGCCTAGCGTTGTGGTTGTGCCCTGATACAGCCCGTTTTCTATGAGTCCAGGCGTGTGCCGCTCCAAATGGCGCCATACGGTGCCGCTGTCCTGCGCTTCAACCGCCTGGTGGAACGTCACGCCACTCATCAGCCCATACCGGAACTCCGGCAGGGCGTTGTCCAGCTGCACTACGTTTAGAAGTGGGAACGCTGATAATGCAGGGTCCCAGTCCACTTTGAGAAACACGCCGCCCAGCGCCGCGCAGGTTTCAGCCGCTTCCAATACTCGCCGGTGGAAGTACGTCTCATCAATAATCTCATCAAGCCGCGCCTGGACAGCCTCGTTGCCTTCGTCAACACTGACCTGCGCGTGCTCAGAAAACAGCAGGTCGGCAGAAGTCGACGCTATGTCACCAGCGATCGGCAGATGAAGAATAACCCGCCGCGTCTCCGCCATATCCTTTGACCAGAACCGGCCTTCAGGCGTTGGTGTATATAATCTACTCGAGTAGAGGCTCGACAGCGTGTTCGGATCGCCTGAATACCAAGCAGCCGCCTCTTCATAGTCGTCGTATGTGTTTGCCCAGCCATCAGGCGGCCAGGTATCTAGCGAAATCGGTAAAGCCATCTATGCAGCCTTCCGGAGCCAGGGCTCCCAGTAAAGTCGACTAGAATTTACGCCATAACGGATACAATCCGGCCCATGGTCGTGCGCTTTGACCGGTTTGTCTTCGCCGTGTTTCTGCGCGTTTGCATCCCAAACATAGCCCAGCATTTCTTTAATCGTTCCCTCACATTTGCCTTTGATGAACTTGAGCCGATTGGCGGACAGCAGACTGGAGGTGTAGCGTATGCCGTCCAGAACACTGTTATCTGCACCGGCGATGTTTGGTATCCGGTCATTTGAGCACTGCACGATAAATGATGCAGCGGACGGGTCAATGAAGATCCACTGCGGCCGGTGTCCTATGCGCTGTAAGAAGTCTCTCAGGTCCTTGGAATACTCCGGATCGCTCTTCTGCCTGCCCCGTTCCGCCGAATCCCAACGCCACTCATCAGCCACATACAGGCAGTTATCAGCGCATTGCACTAGCCAGAGGAACACGGTCGGGTTCGTGGTTCCGTAGTCTATGAGCACCCACGACCGCTTGATCGCAGGCCGTCCGTCCTCAGTAACAGGCAGGTTATCTACTTCATGCTTGTCGATATCGAACATGTCGTAGATCGCGCCCTCAGCAGCCACCCAGAGCCCAAGAATGTAGCGTTTATACCAGAGCCCAACGTATTCGCGCTTCAGGTCGTCAACGAACTGAGGGTCGAGGCTCAGGTTGTCCTCAAGTTCAAAGTGCCACTGCCGCAGGTTCAAGTCTTCACGGTCGAGGTAATTCTCTTTGAGCCAGTGGTAAGACGAATCAGAGTTCGTGGTTCCGAACAGCTTCGCGCCCGGCACAGATAGCCGGGATAACAGCATTACAAAGAATGATTCAGGGTAGAGCGTGATTTCATCAGCATACGCGCCCGCGATAGTCAGACCGCGAATCTTCTGCTCTGCGCGCTCGTCGTTCGCGCCAACGATGTAGATGCGCCGCCCTGCGATAAACACTTCGCCAGCGCCGCGGTTCCAGTGCATCCGCTGCTGACCAAGAATCTCCTGCATCGGATTGAGGATATTCCGCCCGAGTGTCCTCTCGGTTTTGCCGATCATCAGCAGATCGCCAGGCGGCGCCGCATCTATATACTGAATCCAGCGAACCATCGAGGAAACAGTTTTGCTGGAGCGGACCGCCCCGTGCCAGATATTGAGGCGCGCTGTCGACTCGTCAATTGACCGCAAGGCCTTTGGCGAAAACTCAGTCCAGGGCATTACGCATCGTCGGCGTTGGCATACCGAATCGCGTTACTGCCAACGAAATCCATACTGCGCTCCAGATTTAGCTCCAGGAAGTCCAGCAAAACCTTGTGATTGCCATCCACTGCCAGGTTTGGCCCGTGAAACATCAGTGATTCCATATGCTCGTGTGTGAGCCATTTTATAACCCCCCACTCCTGCGCAGCAACAGCGTTGTATACCTCGCTGGTGTCCAATATACCCGTCCAGGTATAGTCCGCAGACCCACCAGACAAACCAGCGATATAACTCTGTGCAATCTTCAGGCGTTTAGTTTCAGCAGCATCAAAAACACCTTTAGGCCAGCTTGACCACTGGCCGCCTCGTGCCATCACACTAGTCATTGGCGAAAATTCATTGGCATATTTGCGGATTTTTGTTGCGCCACCGCTCATACACGCCATCCGACCAATGAACGTACAGGAGTTGTTGGGGAAATACATATAGCCGCCATTGTGAACTCCGCAGGTGACCCCGCAGTCACTTGACACAGTTGCCGCCGCCGCTACTGCCGCAGCCAACTTCACCGCAGGTGTGGCAAAGTTTGTGTCATCTGCAAACCACAAATGATTAGTATCGTGGTCGTGTAAGATGAACTTGAATACATCTGTATTCACCCGTAGTGCAGTCAGCTGAGCGCTCTCCTTAAACGTGAGATAGTGCTGTGCTGTCTGGGTATTGATTCCGCACGTAGCAATCGCGTTCCGTGCTCGGAGGTTGGTTGCCATTTCAGTTATGCAATTCTCTGAAGCATTGTCGGTGTGTGGAGGACAGTCGTTAATATCATCAATATCCACGCGGAAAAGCATCGGTTTGGGAACAGTGATTCCCAACTCATTGAAGTAGTATCCAATGCTCAGGAGCAGACCCCAAAAGTTTTGTGTAGTAGACATTAACCGTGGGAAATTAGAGTAGATGAAGTTTCTTGAACCCCCATCGTAGTGTTTCCAGATTATGGGGTTCTCATCGCCTCCATCTGTCCACCACATCAAATTGGTATTGTAGGCCTCGTCCCAGTTGCCCGATTTGACACTGGCATATACATTTTGGCACGGTATCTGACCGCTATCACTGTCCAGCCACGTTTTGGCATTCCACCCACCTGCGGGTGCTCCTCCAGCAATCGCGCCAGAGCAACCAGAATAAGAAATTGGGGTATTATCTCCGCAGTAGATGGCCTCGACACACAACACAGGAGCAGAAATGCCCCCAAAATTGTGAGCAGCCCCAATAAAGAGCTTGTCGGTTGCATTTCCGCCGCTTGCTCGTGTGTCTAAGCTATAGGCAATGCATCCGTCGTAATTAGCTTCGTTTGCTACATTTCCACTACCGTCAACGTCACACCTGCACTTCGTGTCGTAGTCAATGCCGAGTTTGCGCAGCATTGCCGCAATGGTCGCCGCGTGGTTACGAGATGCTGGGTTGCCCTCCAAAATCAGTATTTT